GGATTATGACGTACCCAGAACTGGCAAAGGAAACGCTTGAAACCCTTTTTCCCAGTGATGGGATGGTTGTTATCCTTTTCCTTACAGAATCAAAAGTGAAAGGCCACTGGACCTGTCTGAGTAAGAAGGGTGACGCTATCGAATACTTTGACTCCTATGGAATTAAGCCCGATGGTGAACGGGCGTGGTTAGACAAGCGTGAACGAATTACGCTAGGGGAAGTCAGGCCGCTTATTAATGAATTGATTCAAACCCACAAGGGGCCCGTGTACTACAATGAGAAAAAATTGCAAAAGGGTTCAGTAGCTACATGTGGTCGTCACGTCGTCGTACGTGGGTGGAATCTCGACCTACCCATCTCTACTTACTCTAAACAACTACAAGGAAAAGGTGATCCTGACCTAGTAGTATGCGAACAAACGTTTAAAAGGATAGGAAAGTAGGGATGTCGACTGTGTTGAACCCTGCAAAACGCCAGAGGGCTATCGGCCAAGGCGGTGATGTCTATTCTCAACAGATTTCTAACGACACCATTCCAGGCCCAGAACCACGTTACTATACAACGTATTTAAGTGGAAATGGTGAAGACGATCAAGGCGCTCACGGAGAGTTTGCTCTCTTTCAAGAGATGCGAACCACAAACCTTATTCCACGCACTAGTGCATACCAAATTGCAGTGGAGAAGGCTTCGATCGATACAAAGGCTCTGCCTTCCTTTATCGCTACGGTAGACACAAGCTCTGCAAATCCTAGTGGGGATGTAAACCAGCTTACGTCGTTGGTGGGCTTTGAACTGAACTGGTCTGGGTCTATGTTTCCGTCCACACTGAATGGGTCTACGATTGCAGCAAACCCTACAACAGTTGGTTCAACGACACCTACATACTATAGCTTTTTCAGTACTGGTGGGTCCAGTCTACCCATCAAGTACTCTCGTTCATCGGCTGGTATTGGGAACTTTACGTTAACTGCGATACCACCAGCCGTAGAAGGAATTCTCCAAGCTTATATTGAGAATAATCCTAATAGTACTTATTGGCTCGGTCAATACAACTTTAACTTGGATATTGCGACCTTTCTTGCTTCATTCAATAAAGCTCTCATTCGAGCCTTTGGTATGTGGCAATCAATTGCACCAACTCCCCATGTTTGGCTTGTATCCCCAACCGAAGTAACTCCAGGAACATGGTCTTTTGCTGGACGATACACGGCCGCTCAAATCTCTGGTCTAGACTTTTCACAGGTCCTCCTTCAAAGTTCAATCAACTATTCACAGGCAGCCTACGATGATCTTCATCAAATTACCGTAGACTTTTATCCAGTCCAGGCATTGACATACATTTCAGGGGTCAATTACATAACATTGCCATGTAATAAGAAGCAGAGCACGTTCTTTACCAAATATAAGGCACTGTTTGGTACCCCACCTGCCTTCTCGGCATCGCTTTATGCTAACAATAATACCATTGGATCAGTCCCTGTTGCTTCAGTGAGTGGAGGCACTAGCACTCAGACTCTTCCTTCAAGCACTCAGATCGCCATAGCACAACCTTCAAACGTTACAAATGCTGATAACATGGCAACCCTTACGTTTTCTGTTTCGACATTGCCTTCTGGTAATGCAGCGGCAATGTCAGTGCCTTGCTTTGACTTTTACCAAGGAATCTCATCTACGAAAATACAATGCGAAGACGTAACGGTTACGTTGCCCAATCAGGAAATGGGCCCGCTCTATGTGTCTGTTCAACCCACCCGAACAGATTTCCTAACGACTGCATATCTCCTAGGCTTTCAGCCAGATACAGTCTTTAATCTTGTTCAGACAAGCCAGACCGTATACGCAAATCGGCCTCTTGCACCAGCTTTCAGTACGCGCATTGATATCGCCTCCTACCAACCCCTTATATGGAGACCATGCGATGCATACGTTGAGTCGTCAAACCCTGCACCTGGAAGCGCCTACTATTATGGCTATGGAACTTCTTACTACCTTTCTAACGTAGTGAATCCAGGCATTGCAGATTGCTTTCAGAATGAGTACGATGCGTACTTTACAGGCGACCTCCCTTCAACGGTAATGGAAAAGTTGCTTCTGAAGCCTAACATTAATGCGATCACAGATCTAAGCCTTACCGCACAGCTTTATTGTACAACCTACTTTAACTCTGCAACAGCACCCGTTGAAGCAATCGCAGCAATCCAACCATGGAAGGCTGGTGATCAATACGTAGCTGGAACTCCAGTTACCTTTGCAAACACAGATCCCGATTCACCGATCAATAACCTGTATATCGCCAATACGCTGACTGGAACGAAGGATTTTTATCCCCCAGTCCCGTTTCAAAACAGTGATTACTGGCTGTATTGTGGTCCATTCATTTACAGTTCAGCCGTCCCAGGAGCTACTTATATGGACGGAGAACTTGTTACTTATGTCGGGTATGCAAATCGATTCACAACACCTACTACCCGAACACCTGCAGTCTTTACTGGTCTTTTTGGGACGCCAATGACTCTTGTGCCACGTACTGGTGTCGTCCAAACAGTAGCTACAGGTGGCTACGTCAAAACGGACGGCACCTATGTCTACCATGAATTCTTAACGAATGGGTCCTTTACAGTCCTTACTGGTAGCCCCTTGAACGTGAAAGTCATGGCAATTGGTGGAGGAGGAGGAGGTGGAGCCACTCGATTGGGTGGAGGAGGTGGTGGCGGAGAAAGCAAAGTTGTAGACGTTTCAGTTATTGGGTCTGAACTTGTCTATGTCGGGGCAAAGGGTTCTGGAGGAAAGTATGCACAGGTTCAAGCAACTGGTGGAACAGTATCAACCCTAGGTGACTATACCTATCACACATTCACTCATACTGATTCCTTTTACATTCAATCTGGTCCAAGTAACTTAAATGCCCAAGTCCTTATTATTGGAGGAGGAGGTGGAGGTGGTGGAAGCGGTGTTGGTTCGACAGACAATGACAGAGGACCAGGGGCTGGTGGAGGAGCTTCAGCGGGAGCGTTTTATGATGATCAAACTTTCAGTTTAGGGGAAGGCTATGCCGTCACAATTGGCGAAGGTGGACAGGGTGGGTATGCTATGCTGCCTAACCCACGAGGAAAAAATGGCGGAAACAGCAGTTGTGAAACAGCGGGCGCTATGTTAATATCTGAAGGAGGTGGTGGGGGTGGTTTTTATCTAAATCCAGTAGGATCTGCTGGGTCTGCTGGAGGATTTGGTGGAGGTGGCGGTGCATCAGTTACTCCCGGTCAAACGGGAGGAGCTGGAGGCGTTAGTAATTCTGACGGAGGTCATGGCGGAAGTGGAAATGGTTTTAATGGTGGAGGTGGTGCTGGTAAGGGTGGAAATGGTCCTAACGCGGGTGCTGATCGTGTGGGTGCAAATGGAGCTCCTCCCGGTTCTGCTACTATGAACGCAGGTACAAATGGCGAGACAACCATACCATATGGCGGAGGTGGTGCTGGTGGTGGAGAACCAGGAGGTACAGGTGGTACGTATACTGCACCGGACGGTTCAACGTTAGAATTAGGAGGACGTGGTGGAAATCCATCAGACGATGGAGGAGGTGGCCGAATCTATTCAGGTAGTGGAGGTGGTGGAGCTGGATGTTATTTTGCCGGGGAGAACATAACTCGAGGAGGTGATGGTGGTTCGGGTGTTGTGATTATTTCCTACCTTACGAACTATATCGTCAATGTCGATGGTGAAAATGGAGGTGCATCTCGCTTCAAGACTGTTACTGCCATTGGTGGTGGTGGCGGCGGTGGTAATGGAAACATTGGACAAGATGGAGCGTCTGGTGGTGGTGGCAATGCAGAAGGTACTAGCGCAGCTGGTGGCACTGGAACGAATCCTGGCTTTAATGGCGGAGCAGGAAATGTCGGTAGTACTGCTGGTGGAGGTGGTGGCTTTGGTGGACAAGCATTTGATGGAAATGCTGCATCTCCAAATGCAGGCAGAGGCGGTCTTGGTGTATACGTTACACTTTATAACAGACACTTCGATACCATTGGTAGTGGTGGAGGAGGTGGCTCAACCGCTCTTGGTGGATTGCCAGGTGGTACAGGTGCAGGACAAGGTGGTAGTGGGTACCACTCTGGACAAGATGCATATTTGTATGGAACCCAGGCAGGGTGGGACTTCAATTCTGGATATGGATCTGGTGGTGGTGGAGCTGGTGCCAATGGTAATGCAGAAGACATTTCCGAAGGTGGTAATGGCAACCCTGGTCTTGTTGTGATTGCGTACCCTCTTGCAGACTACACTTACTTCGGACAGTATAACCTACTTAAGCCTACCCCTGTAATTGGGACTGTACCCCCTGCAATGACTCTTAATGTCAATCCCGGCGATGCCGGAGACGTCTTTGAACTCCAGTTGGACACCTACGGCTTTGGAACCTATGATTCGAAAAAGCCTCGTGATCCCATTCATGCATATGCTCGTGATTCGTGGGGTTCACTGCAGTCTAATGCTACAAGCTTTGTAACAAACAGGGTCTATGATGAGTTCCTTTTGTTCGAATGTAACACTGCCTTTCGAGATATGTTCAGAGGCTTTTCAGCTACAGCTGAACGATATGTAAACCAGCTTAATGGTAATTCATCCACCTATTGGATTCATGACTTTATCTTGAATCCCGCTGCAGTAGCTCTTCCTGACATGCCTAAGGCCTGGTACGATGCACAAGTACAAAACGATGGTATTTCTCAAGCCTCATTAAGGTATATGCCCCCACGAATGGTAAGTAACTCTACAGCCTCAACTACTTCACCAGCATACCTTCGTAATACCGATGATCAAGTCTATTATTGGACAGTGACGTCTTCAGAGACCGCACGATATTCGTTGTGGGACCCAGTTCAAAGCATCATTATTGAAGGCACTACTGTACCAGTCAGTGTGGACAATCTTCCCGTGTCTGAGCCAGTGATTACCCAAATTCAGAGATTGGGCGGGGACTCTAGGCTTCTCCTTGCCGAGTTCTTTCCTAAACGAAATCCTGGCGAAGGGACGATCTACTACGAGCCTAACTTTCCTAGGCAGATCTACCTAGCCTCAGGAACTGAATTAAAGCAGTTTTCTTATAAGCTTTCATGGCGCAATAAGTTTACTGGGGAAATCATTCCTTTGGTCCTTTCAAGCAATGGTTCAGCAGTGGTGGTGTTTATGTTTACTCCAAAGTAAGAACGTTGCAACTCTTTTACACACTTCTAGGATTACTCTGAGTCCGACTCCTCCTTCTTGGCCTTCTTACGATCCTTGGCCCACGCCTCGCGAACATTGTCGCGACTGGTTTCCTTGAAGTCACTTTCGGAGGCACTTGTAGAGTCCGAGTCAGACTCACGTCCACGCTTAAGCTGAAGCTTGGGCTTAGGGGGCGCCTTGCCCGTCCCAAGGCCTAGCTTGTTGTACTCGCCTCCAGGCGCGTAAGGATTCGTTACCTGCATTGTAGGAACTGAAGGAGTTGTAGGCTTGGCCGAGCTTGATGAGCTTGGAAAGGGGTGGAGTGGCTTTGGCTTCTCATCTTCAGACTCTTCAATGGGCTCCTCATTTGGAGTGCCAGTTGGCTTGATGCCGGCACGGCGCTTCTGCCAGGCATCCTGAGCGGCCTTTGAGCGGCGCTCGTGCTGCTGGCTTTGCTTCTCCTTGAATTGCATGAACTCGCGTTCAAGCTGCTTGAAGGCCTCCTTCTGATTGGAAAGCTCACCCTCAGTTTTGGACTTGGTCTTCTCGGCCTTGCGAAGCTTCTCGGCAAGCTCTTCCACTGCCTCAGTAAGAGACTCCTTCTCGCGGCTTAGAACGCGAACCTTCTTGGTTGCCTCAAGGTCGCCACTTCCCTCCCTGATCTCAGAAAGAGCCGCCTCCATACTCTTCATGCGCTTGCTTAGAGCCTCGACCTGAGAGTATGTAGGAGCCTCCTTATAAGTCTCTTCAGCGAGCTCGGTAACTTCCTTGAGTTTTGTAGTCACTGATTCAATCGTCAGTTCAAGGTTGCGAAAGGAACTGCGTATGGCTACGCTATGGTCCTCGAACTTCTTTGAAAGCCACGAGAGGCTGCTTTCGTTGCCCAAGGTCACAGCAATGGCCTCGGAAACGTCACTGGCAAAGACCTCTTGGATGTGCTCTACAATCTCCTTTATAGAGGCCACATCGGTCTTGAGCGCCTTAATCTTGGTGCCTGGCGAGCCAGGCGAAGTCATGGAAGAGGCGGCCTGGGCCTGGCCAACACGCAGAGGAGAGTTGAAGCCCATGCGGCCACTAGGCGAGGCTAGCTGGAACCCAGCCGAAGGGTGGTCATCAGGAAGACGGGACATTTCACTTAGTGTAGTACTCTGTAGGTTGGTAAGGGGCGAGGTAATCAATACAAGGTAAGCCCACAGTAATGGATTATAGGTAGCGATTTGAAGGGGCAGGCTTACGGTGGGCCGACAGAACGCAAGTGAACAAGTGTCCGTGATCGACACCGCCCATAAGGCTTATAGGGGGTACCGGCTTGCCAGGCCTACTCACACGCCCCCCTACAATGCTCCTAGTAAGGTTCCTCAGGCCTTACTATGTCGAGCTTCCTGTCGGCCCACCTCTGCCATGCCCCTCCTGGAGGGTGGAATGCACTGCTTTTGCGAGGGGAGGGTGCCGTAAAATAGTGAGCACGACATAAGACGCCTACGCCGCCAGGAAGATTTCGCAGCGACAATGAGAAATTTTCGGGCCGAAAATGAAGGATTTTTGGAAAGGAAAAAAAAGCTTATGCAAAACACTTCCGAGATAAGCTAAGGAAACGAACCCTTACTTTCTAAAGCTTACCATTGAAGGGAGTAAAAGTGACTAGGTTATTCTCAAGATCGGAAGTTGTCTTAAGAGAGAGAAGCAACTAGTCAAGACTTTGCTTGATCATCTCTCTCTTAAGCTTACTTCCGAGCGTGAGATTAACCTCGACACTTTTTTTGCCGGTCTAGACCCGGCCACCGACTCCTCGGCTGTCAAAAAAGAAGCGCCCACCTCTATTTCATCAGCTGACTGTGTGTGCACATTTTTTTTGGTCGAGTGGAATGCCGAAGACTCGTACGACTCGCTCAAGCGCTCCTCCTCACACGCACGTTGGATGCCATCTATGTACCGACTTCAGCGGCATGTGTGATCTCCATCCAGAGTGCAAGGAGTGCGTTGCCCTCGGAATGAAGGACGCCTTTACGCTTGCCAACCTTAACAGGGAGGTCAAGAAGGCCGAAGACGTCGCGGCGTACGAGCGTACCAAGGCAACCGACTTCCAGAACATTGTTAAGCGCCAGGCGGTTACTCTGGCCGAGAAAGAGGCGGAGATCCAGCGCCTGCTCAACGTTCAGAAGGGCTTTGAGCGGCAGTTGCGCAAGGACGCTACGCTCCTTGATCGCGCTCGTGAGACGTACTCGGTCCAGTGCGCCGAGACGGCCCGCTGGAAGCAGCACGTGCTGGACCTGAAGAACCAGCTCTCGTCACAGTCTCAGGAAATCGCGGCAATCGTGCGCGACCAACAGATGCTCGACGCGACACAGCAGCGCATCCTTGCCAACACGCTGAATGACCCAGCGCAAGACCTTCTGACATTCTTTCACTCAGTAGGGAATGAGTATGAAGCAAGTGTGTAGGGATATAGTGCATTTCCTACTACTAACTCTGGTAGTACCTCTCCAGTAAGTATATCAGGACCTTACATCGAAGAAGGTGTTAATAATGGCGGAGGTGTGCCAGAATATAACCTTATGTTTGTTGGGGTTCCGTGGGTAAGTACGGATTGAATTCGTTTAAACACAAAATAAAGCCTTCTTTGCAAATGGAGCTTTCAGTCATTGTTCGTCCTATGACGCAGCTGGCCATTGTAGAGCATGCCAGGGCTATCGAGCTTATGAAGCAGAACGAGCTTCACCTCTACATTGAATGCATCCTACCTCAGCTTACCAGGCAGATCTTTGAGGAGGTCATGCGCAGTGTAACGAAGTCCATCACCTTTATTCTCAACACGCCCAGTAAGACGACGTCGGAGGCGACGCTGCACTGGCGGCACCCGGTCATTGCCGGAGTGGGGCCCGGTTTCTTTCAGCTCACGAGTGAAGACATAACCAACGGACTGAGCGGGAACATTGACACCACTGTTCAAGACAAAGTGCGCACGTATCTCCGTGAACGAGGGTGGAAGTGCTGGTGGACAATTGATTCGTTTTGCTTTCAGGACACGCAAGACTTTGACATTGTTGAAAAGGGCATGAAGCTGTTTGCGTGTTACCGCAATGCGGGGGCGGGTGAGGCTCTCTTGACGGACTCGTAGTCAAGGATGTGGCTTTTGGAGTGTAGCGTTGAATGAAAGCATCGGGTAAGACCGGATATGATGTGTTTATAATCTGAATGAAGGAATTCGAACGCGTATGAAAGGCACGTCTGAACACCCTCTGAGTTTCCTTTCGATGCATAGTTTTGAGCAATGCTAAGAAGCTTTTTGGCATCGTTACTAATGGGTATGTCCACAGTAGGCTTACGAAGTTTGAGTGGCTTCAGAAACCTTGATGGGCTGTATGGAGGTAGTAGTCTTTTGTGGAGAGGAGGTCGGTGAGGTGGGGATGGTGGGGGACGTTCCATCAATATCAATGCTCGCGTCCATAGTCCGGCCACAGCATCGACTCCGAATCCTATGATGGTTGATGACGTGGTATAGTTTGTAAAGCAAGCCAAGAGCAAAAATAAACCCAGCAGTAGCACCCCCACTTTGAAGGGTTTGAGTGTCCATTGTAATGGTGACTGATAAAGAAATCTTTAACTTGGTTGACGCTTCGCCATCCCTTTCCGATGGTTCAAAGATTGCCTACAAGAAGCAACTCCAATCTCTTAAAAAGGCTTTAAACGATGACATTAGTAAGATCATTCTTCATCCACTTGGCGTGGAGCTTCTTGACACCGCCTTTGCCACAAAGATCGCCTACACGAATGCAGTCAATTCACTTTTTAAACGGGATAAGGAATTCTCAAACGAGGTTAGTGCGGATACGGGCCTTCTCGATTACGTAGGCGAAGACGTTCGAAAGAAGTGGGCTGATCTCCTAAAGCAACTCCATACCCAGCGCGAAACACTGGTAGATATGAACGTTCGTTCACAGCGTGAAGAGGAGAACTGGGTCTCTACAAAGGAATGGAAGGAAATGGATGAAACCCTAGGTATGACTGAGCGCGGCTCCCAAGCCCAGCTTTTAGTTGCCTTTCATACTCAAATCCCGCCCCCTCGAGGCGGTGACTTGGCTCAGGTGCGTATCTGTAACGATGAGAAGGAATGCCCTGAAGGAAACATTATAATCGTTACTGGATCGAACCCAAGGCTTATTATCCGAGATCATAAGACTCGCCGCAAGTACGGGGCTATCGTTGTTAAGCTTCCGAGCTCGCTTGACCAAGATGTGATTGTATCCCTTGAAGCCCAGCCCCGTGAGTACCTTTTTGTCAACTCTCATAACGAAATGTACCCTACTCGTGATGCCTTTATGACTTGGAAAAGCAACACTTTTAAGCGCCTTTTTCATCGCGACGTTACGACCAACATTGCTCGGCGTGAGTATGCCACTAC